GATTCAATTCTTGCAGCCTCTGCTGCTTCGCGCTGCGCCTTTTCAGTTGCTTCACGCGCAATACGTTCTTCATGTTCACGCTGATCGTAAATTGTTCCGTGACCAATGCGATGCATTACGTGATGAGATTCGTAAACCCTTAACAGATTGGGAGAATGCAGAAAAATATCGTGTTGCATCACATCATGGTCGCATATCTGGAATCAAGAGAACTATTGAATTATGCCAAGATGCGGGAAGCCGATTTATTAAAAATCATATTGAAGCACTAGAATTATTGCCTATTGATGATTTTGAGGAATTTGAGCAAGAAGCCAAAATCACTAAGTTTGAAACACTCGTGATATTACGCACCGCCCTAGTCAATCGTGAAAAATATGAAGCCGAGCAAGTAGAACTTGAAGCATTACGACTTGCGGAACAACAACGAATTCAGCGTGAACATGAAGAACGTATTGCGCGTGAAGCAACTGAAAAGGCGCAGCGCGAAGCAGCAGAGGCTGCAAGAATTGAATCTGATCGCGTAGAGCGTGAAAAGCAAGAAGCTATCGCAAAATCTAACCGTGAGAAACTTGAATCAGAACAGCGTGAAGCTCGCTTGGTTGCTGAAAAAGAAGCCGCTGTTTTGCGTGAGCAAGCATTAAAGCAAAAAGCTATTGATGATGCTAAACAGGCAGAGATAGATAAGCAGCAAGCAATTGAGGTTGAGCGCAAGCGTATCGAAGCTGATCGGATAACTAAAGCAGAAGTGGAACGTAAAGAGCAAGAACAGCGTGAAGCAAACAAGGCGCACAAAAAGCAAGTCTGTGATTCAATTATTGCTGAATTGGCTAAATTAAATATTGATGAAAAAACAGGTCAGGCATTAATTAAAGCAATCTATGCCAACCAGATTCCAAACATCACAATTAAATTTTAATTAACCACACCCCACTGTTAACTTAGTGGGGTTTTAGGTGTGCTATGTATAAACTAAGACCATATCAACAAGAAGCAGTAGACATTGCTATTGCGTATTTAAAGCGGAACAGTACACCAGCATTGCTAGAATTAGCAACTGGAGCAGGCAAGAGCCTTATTTGTGCTGAAATTGCCAAAATCATGCACGAGCTTAGCGGAAAGAAAGTTTTATGCTTATGTCCAACGAGTGAGCTTGTACAGCAAAACTATGACAAGTTTTTATTAACTGGATATGAAGCATCAATTTATAGTGCATCAATATCAAAAAGCCTGCGCCATAATGTTGTGTTTGCGACTGAGGGTAGCTTTAAAAAGATGGCGCTAGAAGTTGGTGAGCAATATTCAACTGTTATTTTGGATGAAGCCCACCGCATTACGCCAACGATTAAAAAGATCATTTCAGATATGCGTGAAGGTAATCCAAATTTACGCGTTCTCGGAATGACAGCCAGTCCATTTCGTATGCTATCTGGCTATATTTTTGAAATAGATCAATATGACAGAATCGAAGAAGAAGCTGTAAAACCTTATTTTAAGAAATTGCTTTATCGTATTGGTGGCGACTATCTTGTTGAGCATGGATTTTTAACCAGACCTGTTATTGGTCAGATTCATGCTGAAAAATACGATACCAGTCATTTAGAGGTAGGGAAAACAGGACAGTTCACACAACAATCTATTGATCAAGCATTTGTTGGCAAAGGCACAGCAACGTCAAGTATTGTTTTTGATGTGGTGAATCAAGCTAATGCTAGAAATGCAGAAAGTGTGATGTTTTTCGCTTCATGTATAGACCACGCCAATGAAATTATGGATTCGTTGCCTACATATAATTCAGCATTAGTGACTGGCGAGACACAAAAAAAGGAACGAAAGCAAATTATCCAAGATTTTAAGGATAAGAAGATTCGCTTCTTGGTAAATGTTTCTGTTTTGACTACTGGATTCGATTGTAGTTCTGTTTCTATCGTTGCAATTCTACGCAGTACAGAATCGGCAAGCCTTCTTACTCAAATCATTGGTCGTGCATTGCGCCTTGATCCATGCAAAACAGAAGCATTAATTCTAGATTATGCAGATAATATCAAGCGATTCTTTCCAGATAGTGATCTATTTAACCCACAAATTCAGGCCTATGGTGACAAGCCAAAAATTAAAGACACGTTCCAGTGTCCACAATGCAGCCATGAAAACATTTTTACGTTGCGACCCAATCCAGATCAAATGAATTTTGATGCTAATGGGTACTTTTTAAATTTGGATGGCGAGCGGTTGAATCCGCTATTTCCTGCACATTTTGGTCGCAGATGTCAGTACGTAAAGCCTGTTGGGTTAAACCAATTCGAGCGCTGCACCTATTTCTATGAATGCAAGATGTGTGAATGCGGTCAGGACAATGACATTGCAGCGCGTAAATGTTCCGCCTGTAAAGCCTTACTCATTGACTATAATGATAAATTGGTCGGAAAATTCCTAGACTTTAAAAACGATTTATCTCAAGTTCAAACAGATGCGATTGAATGGTTTTCAAAAAAGGAAATGGCAAGCAAGGCAGGTAATAACATGCTACGCGTCACTTTTAATACAAAATATAGAAAGTTCGTTGCTTTCTTCTCATCCAAAGTAAATAAGAGATTTTATGAAATGATGATGGATGTGAATTTTAAACCAAAAACAGTGTCTTATAAGAAAAGTACCAAAACAGAATTTTTTACAGTAGTTGATTTTGATCGGGCAGAGGATGTGCAAGCATGATAGAACAAATAAAGAGAAACAAGCCACTAGGGGCAACACACTGGCAATCAGGACAATATTATAAGGAGAAATATGGAGTATGGTTTGTATGGGTGGGTGATCATTGGCACGGCGGTTTTGCGATTCAAGATATTTTATGTATGAGCAGGATTAATTAATATGAAAATACCACCGTGGCTACCAAAATTCGGCACATTAAAAAAATCCAACGATAATCCAAAGGAAGACTATGTTCTAAGCAGCATAGTTTCACGTATACGCATTGATTATCCAAACACCTATGGATTAGTAGCATTCCATGTTAAAAATGAATCTAAGCGCACTACAGGGCAAACTAGAGCAGATAAAGCTAAAGGCTTGACCAAAGGTGTGTCTGATTTAATTGTGATTGGTAATCCAACATTGTGCATGGAGATTAAGTGCGACGATTCTTGTTATTTTGAAAGTGGTCAGCTTGAGTTTTTAGAACAGGCGCAAAAGAATGGGGCATTTGTATGCTTGGCTGTTGGTTATGATGGAGCAAAAGAAGCATTCAATCATTGGCTCAAACTCCAGTAGATTTTCCAGACAAAAGAATACCCGCATATAGCGGGTTTTTCTTTATATGTTCTTTATAGCCTCATACGCTTCTTTTGATATGTCAATCCATAGTAAATGGGTTTTTAATATCAAAGCTCATTAAGGCATCGTAAGCTCTTTTATCTATGCAGTTTCTATATAGGCTAGCGAGTTCTTTTAGGTATTCTTTTTTAGCTAATATATATGCTGCGTAAGATCCTTTTCTTGTCTTAAACCAGCCAAGACTTTTTGTTATGCCATGTCTGGTAATAGTTATATGAAAAATCTTTGTTTTTGGTGCGCTTGGGGCATCTACGCCTTCTGCATGTGGCTTTATCGCAATATTTATCTGTCTAGGCAAAAACAAGCATGTCTTTGGTGAGTAAATTTTCCCATTATTTGATAGTAAGTCTTTATCTATATGGTAGTGCTGAAAATCAAAACCTACTTGATCCTGACACCAGTCATAAAAATTAGTATAGCTATGGAAAAACTCATCCACATAGCAATCTATATATGTTGGGTTTTCATTCAACCAGTAAGGACAATAGCATCGCTTTAACATTGACCCCCAAAGTTGATATTCCTTTCTTGCTACTTTTTTGCCATTGATAATATCGTGAGTTTTTCTTTGTTTGTCATTATGACCAACATGAAAGATTTTCTTCATTTTGATTCCTTGGTTAATGGTGGTTTGGAAGTGTGCAGCAATGAATAACCAATTCACTTTCGAGTGCCCCCTAGCTGCATAATCATTATAGCAAAAAACACCAATAAAATCGAGATTATCTAGTTATTGCCGTCTTTATCAGTATTGATCATTTTTTATACAATCATGACAACTTGGCATATTCTTCTTATATACATATAGTAGTTAGTAGTCATAAGAGTTATGGAGATATATAGAGAAATAATAGAAATAATTAAATATATGTTGCATTATTTTATAGTATTAAATACAATGAAATCTCATTTATTGGAGTGTGTAGTAATGCAAAATTACGAAGTAGAAGTAAAAAACCATAGCGAAGTTACTGAGGTGCAGGAATTGTTTTTTGCTATGGGTTGTCGCAAAGGTGTATGCGTCGATTCTAGATATCCAAAACTTATTGTTACACATAATAATAATGATGGTTGGTACTCAGCAGGTGCCATGATTGGCCACAACAATAAATATAAAAAAATCACACTACAAGAATTGCGCGATATGGTCGCACCAAAGCAAAAAGAATACCTCGTTAAAACCAACACTGGTTATACATTACAGGTGCTATCGGATGTGGTTGATGGTCATGGTGGGATTATTGAAGTGCCAGAGGGTGCTGTGGCACTTGTGACTTATGATAAAAATGCTGGATATTGGTTTAATAAAGAAAATAAATTCAAAGGATTTGGTCGAGTTAGTAATATTGGGGATTTTGGTAAAATTGATACGTTAGATCACGATAGTTACTTGGATTATTCGAATGCTATTGGTGGTTGTGTTACATGGCAACGCGAATCACTAAACGATCAAGTTGCGAGTGCGGAACAAGCTAGACAAGAACAAGCGCAAACAAGAGAAATTAGCGAATGTGATCTTATTGATTCTGGCAAATTGATTATTGGTGGTTTGGGTGAGTCATTTCCAGTTGGCTTAGGGCATCATAGCTTCACACAACCAGAAGAACTGCCGTTTGTTGGTGACAACGCATGGAACAAGCAAGTCGGTGGCGACCACTACAAAAAACTAGCGATTCAACCAATGGAATACGCTCTACAAAACAAACTGGATTATGCGCAAGCCAATGTAGTCAAGTACGTTACGAGACATGCGGATAAAAACGGCAAACAAGACCTTTTGAAAGCAATCCACAATATCGAGCTTATGATTGCTCATTATTATCCGGATCAGGAGTAGTGCTTCGGCGCTACTTTTTAGGAGCACGTACATGGACTACAACTTCATAAGAAGATGCTTAATCAGACATGCAGAGATGATTGGGCGCGATCATTACTCACCAATGGTTGTTAATGCTGTTATTTACGCCATAGAGCACGATACAGAGCATAATTTAAAGAATTACGTACTAACACAGCTTAATAACAGAAAGTCGCATACGGTTGAGATTAGGCGCAAGGAACTGCTTGCTGAGTTTATTAAAAATCACGGTAGCGTTTACCTGTTATCCAAGGTAACTGGAATTGGTGATAGCAATATTCGAGACTGGTTATCAGGAAGGTGTAATATAAGCGATGAATCTTGGTTAAAACTCTTAAACTCATTCGATAAAGTGAAAAAATGTCATGAAGAAAAAATACAACGGAAAGCAAATCGTCAAGCAAAAAGTGCATAAGATGCAAATGTCTTGGGAAGTTGGAGAAGCATCAAGAATCATCGAAATGCATCATTTGATGGGTGGTGTTAATCCAAAAGAAAGCACACATACACCGCTAAACGTATGGATGAAGGCGCATAAAGGTGATTTGGCATTGGGATTAAAGACACAAACAATTCCAGCAGAGCAGAGTTTCCATATTGTGAGTCGGGTCCATGCAGTGCATCCCGATACTGGCGAGGCTGTAGATTTGGAATATCAACTTGCAACTCCAAATATTATGCACTTGTGGCAGTTCTTGGGTGATGTTGAATCAGAATATGAAGACTGGAATGGGTTCAATCATGAGCTTGAGAAATATCTAGCAGAAGTTGCTTTGGGTTTTGAGGTAATTACAAACCATTGCTGCCTGACTTGCTTTACATCATTCAAGAGTTTCGCGCATGAGCGGCAATTCAAAGCTGTTAAATTAATGAATAGTGATTTAGGATTAGGCATAAATAATTAAATATATGTTGCAATATTATTCATATTGTATAAAATAGAATCATAAACAGGAGCTGTGTTATGAGAATTAAGCTACTAAGTTTCGATAAATACACTGGATTGGCAGATTTTGAAGTCAATGAATTTACGTGTCATGCAACAGTAAACCTAGAAGATTTTATGATAGGTGAGCAAATTATAAAGCCACATCAATGGTATGGCATGAATGAAGAATGGATTCCCAAACCAGAGTGGTTTAAGCGTAGAGAGTTATTCGAATTGAATGATGTTTTTGAGAGTAGTTTTCGGGATTTTATAAAGTGACCATCCCAAAAGGCACAACACACTACGACTTTGTAGCGTGTAAATTTTATAGAGTAAGCAACAGCATGAAGTACAAATACAACGGTTTTGGATGGTGTGCTGTTTCTAGTTTTAATTTAAGCAATTGTATTGAGGTGGCGTGATGGATATTAAAAGACAAGCCTTTGAAAATTTATGGTTGGCTGGTGGTGGTAGTCTTGACAACTTCATCTTCTTGGGAGATCAGGGCAAATATATTGCTATAGAAAACTCTGATCTTACTGATAAGCAAAAAGAAATGTCGCTATACATTGTAAACAATGCATACCTTTTCTTTGTTGGTGGTTTTAAGCAAGCAGCCAAAGCTCAAGTGCTGGAAGGTTTTGTTTTGGTGTCGAAAGAACCAAGCACAGAATTGGTGAATCATGGACATCAAGTGTTTTTAGGCCACTTTAATGAAGGTGGCCAGACTGGTGATCGATCTCTTTATTTTGCATACAAAGCCATGATTGAAGCACAGGAGCAAAGTCATGACTAAGCTATTCAACAAAGAAGAAATCTTTGAAATTATCAACAACAAAGAAAACCCGATGCATTTCATGGTGCGAATGCTTGAGAAGGCAGCAATTGAAGAAGCATTGTATATCACTCGTGGAAATCAAACTAAAGCTGCAATACTGCTTGGAATGGGTCGGATTACCTTCCGCGCTCGTTGTGTTGAATTTGGACTAATTAAGGGTAGAAAGAAATGAAAACTAAAATCGAACAAGCTAAATCAATCTTATCTCTAAACAACAAAGAGCTAAGTAAATTACTCGGTCATCATGAGCGATATATTGATCGTGTGTTGCGTGAAGGTGTTTCATTGGTGCAGGAGAAGTTGATTGTCAAGGATATTGATGTTTTGTTGAAGATGCATGATCTTGAGCAGCAACTGGAAAAAGAGCAGTTGGCAGCATGCAGACTTTCTGATGAGCTTCTACAGCTTAAATCAGTTGTTGATGGTGATGATGTTGCTCTAAAGAACATGGGCACAGCATTAGGCATTGCAGAACGCGACAAACGATACATGAAGCGTAAACTGCATGATAAATCACTGGTGATTAACTGGCTTCTGGCTTTAAATGTGTTCTTTGTGTTGTTTTTAATTGGTAAGTGCTTGGGGTTGGTGTGATGAAATTAATGACAGCAGAAAAGCTTATTTCTATATTAAAAAAATCTGGATGCGAGACATTTTCTCAAAATGGATTGGTTGTGGTTCAGGGTGGTAGCATCCATGAGAAATCAAATGATCATCCATTTTGGAAATTAATAAAATTGCATTATCCATTATTATGCAAGCACTTTGGGGTTCCTGAATGATAATCCCAATCGAAAATGATTTACCGCAAGAAATTATTGATTGATTAAATGAGGTGGTGTGATGGATGATTTAATGCTTTTACCTGTAGAGCCAACAGAGCAGCAGTATGGTGGTTTAGCTAGGCACTTGGGTCGATATATGCAAATGCATAATAGATATTGCCCAAAAACATTGAAAAAATACTTTGATAGGTTTGTTGGAAATCCTCCTGAATGGTTGAATAAAGAAGTCAAAAACTGGGAATCTGATCATGCATTCGCTACTGCTGAATTACCAGTTTTTATATACAAAGCAATGATAAATGATTATGGAATTAAAAATGACCATTGAAGAAATACGGAAGAATAAGCCAGAAGGTGCACAAAAATATGCAATTGGATCTGATGGTAATGTAAGCTATTACAGATGGAAGATTAACGAGGGTTATCAATGGTGGTCTACATGGGGATGGCTTGGAGTTAATACTTTTGGCATTGATTTAAAGCCCCTTTGAGGGCTTTTCTTATTTCTGTTACCATACACTATCAAGCATTCAGGAGAATGAAGTGGTAGCCCCTACAGGAAACAAGTTCTGGGAACTTAGATCAACGCATGGCAGAGCACCTATTTTCAAGAGTCCAGAGGACTTATGGAATGCTGCATGTGAGTATTTTGAATGGGTGCATAACAATCCATTATATGAAGCAAAAGCATTCAATTGTGGTGAGGCTGGAATACAGCAAGAAAGCCTTCCAAAGATGCGAGCAATGACCATTCAGGGGCTATGTTTCTTCCTTGATATTTCAGATGACACATGGGCTAACTATTCGAAAAAGCAAGATTTTTTAGCAATCTCTGACAATATTAAAAGGGTTATTTACACCCAAAAATTTGAAGGTGCTAGTGCCGGACTCCTTAACGCAAGCCTTATTGCAAGAGAGATTAACATTGCAAGCAATTCATCTTCTGATATTGACTTAGAAATCAAGAAGTTAGAACTAGAAAAACTCAGAAAAGAAGTTAAGCCAGAAGCAGTCCGAGCGCCAGACGAAGATTACAAGTTGCCATTGAGTCCAGACGAGGAAATTCCAGATGAGCCAATCCTCTAATCCGAACGATGGGGCGGTGAATCTAACTGCTAAGCAATCCAATATCTATTTGTGGGGATGGCAGCCAAAGGCGCGTTTCCGTGATGCTGTATGTGGTCGTCGCTTTGGTAAAACCTTTCTAGCTAAGGCTGAAATGCGTAGAGCTGCACGATTAGCAGCAAAATGGAATGTGTCTGTTGAAGACGAAATATGGTACGGCGCACCAACATTCAAGCAGGCTAAGCGTGTCTTTTGGAAAAGACTTAAGCAAGCTATTCCTCCATCATGGCGAGCAGGAAAACCAAACGAAACAGAGCTAAGCATCACACTAAAAAGTGGTCATGTTATTCGTGTTGTTGGCTTAGATAACTATGATGACCTTCGCGGATCAGGTTTATTCTTCTTGATTATCGATGAATGGGCAGACTGCAAGTGGGCTGCATGGGAGGAAGTCTTAAGACCAATGCTATCTACTTGTAAATACGTTGTGAATGGCGTACAGCGTGTCGGTGGTCATGTGCTTAGGATTGGTACTCCAAAGGGTTACAATCATTGCTATGAGACTTGGATGGATGGTCAGGAAGGTCGAGAACCTGATTGTAAGTCATGGTCATACACATCACTTCAAGGTGGCAACATCCCTGAGTCTGAGATTATTGTCGCTAAACGAAAGATGGATTTAAAGACGTTTCAGCAAGAATATGAAGCGAGCTTCGAAAGCTATCAAGGTGTTATCTATTATTGCTTTAATCGCCAGTCAAACGCATCAACTGAGACAGCGAAGGCAAACGATGTGCTTCACATTGGCATGGACTTTAACGTAACCAAGATGAGTGCCGTTGTTTATGTGCGTCGTGGGGACCACATGCACGCAGTAGATGAGTTTCACAGCTTATTCGATACCCCTGCAATGATTGAAGCTATTCAAGCTAGGTATCCTGAGCATTCAATATCGGTCTATCCAGATGCGTCAGGTGATAATCGAAAGTCAAGCAATGCAAGTGTTACAGATATTACAATGCTTCGTAAAGCAGGCTTTAAAATACATGTTAATGCAAGCAATCCTGCTGTTAGGGATCGGATCAACTCAACAAATGCAATGTTCTTAAATACTTTAGGTGAGCGCAGATTATTCGTTAATTATGACAAGTGCCCTCAATTCACGAAATGTTTAGAACGACATATCTATGATGACAACGGACAGCCTGATAAAAAGTCAGGATTCGACCATATGAATGACGCTGGATCGTATCCAATTGCTTATTTATTCCCCATCCGTCGCCCTATTTCTTCAAAAACTTCGCTTTCTATGCGGAATTAGGTTGTATTGGAGTAAGCCCCATCATTTACGTGTTGGGGCTTTTTATTGCTATAATCAAATAAACATAATGAGATTAATGTCATGGCAGTAGATTCAAAGCATCCGCTATATGTGGATAACCTATATAGATGGAAATTG